AATAAGACATGATATTTCTGCTCTACCTGAAATGATAAAAAATGTATGGGAACTATATGAAAAAATAGAGAATTTTGAAATAGATAAAAGTATAAAAATTCCAAAACTATATGAAAATGAAGAATCTATGCTATGGGATATTATGATGGATGGTTTTCACAAAAAAATTCCAGAAAACAAAAAAGAACAATATCAAAAAAGATTAATTTCAGAATATGATGCTATTGTTAAAATGGGATTTGTAAGCTATTTTCTTATATTAGAAGATCTTATTACATGGACAAAAAAGACATTTGGATCAGAAACCGTAGGTGTTGGTAGAGGAAGTGCTGGAGGAAGCTTAGTAAACTATTGTTTAGGGATTACAGATATAGATCCAATAAAACATAATTTGCTTTTTGAAAGGTTTATTGATATTGGAAGAAAAGATCTTCCTGATGTTGACATGGATTTTGAACCAAGAATCAGAGAAAGCGTAAAACAATACTTAATTGATAAATATGGAAGTGATAAGGTTGTTTCTATTGGTAACTATCAAACTTCTAAAGTAAAAGGAGCAATAAAAGATGCAGCTAGAATATATAATATAGATTTTGCCGAAGTTAATAAAGTTACTAATGCTATACCTTATGCGGATTATGTTGATGGAGATAAAGAATTTGTCGATCACTTAACATATGAACAATTAATTGAAATGTATCCAGAATTAAGATCTTTCTTTAAAAAATATCCAGATGTTGATACTTTGTTTAAACGCTTAAGAAATTCTATTAGAGCAATAGGAAAACATGCTGCAGGAGTGGTAGTATCCTCTGTTTCTTTAAATAATTGGATTCCTTTGATGAGATCAAAAGATCACATTATTACTGCAAATACAGAAGGTGGAGATTACCACGAATTAACTGGACAAGGTTTTGTTAAGTTTGATATATTAGGTTTAAATAACCTACAAGTAGTAAATGATACAGTTAGATTAATAAAAGAAAGACATAAAATAGATATTGATTGGAATAAAATAGATATTAATGCTCCAGAAGCTTATTATATAGCTCAAAAAGGAGATACTTTAGGAGTTTTCCAATTTGAATCAAATTTGGTTACAAAAACCACTTTAAATATACAACCTGATTGTTTTGAAGATTTATCTGCTATAAACAGCTTAATACGTCCTGGTCCTTTAAATATGGGGATGGATAGAGAATTTGCTAAAAGAAAAAGGGCTGGAGAATATGAATGTCATGAAAGTTACAGACACATTTTAAAAGATACATATGGTATAATTGTATTTCAAGAACAGTTTATGAGATGCTTTTCTGAAATAGGAGATTTTGATGTAATAGAGGTTAATAAAGCCAGAAAAGATATCTCTAAGAAAGAAAGCAGCAAAGAAGCTGAAGATAAAAGATTTGAAAGAATAAGATCTTTCAAAGAAAAATTTGTAACCAATGCTTCTAAGAAAATGCCAGAAGAAGAAGCAATAAAACTTTGGGATTTAATAGAAAGTTTTGGTAAATATGGATTTAATAAATCTCATTCAGATGCTTATACTTATACTTCTTTCAGAGAGCTTTGGCTAAAAGCACATTATGGAATAGAATTTTATTGTTCACTATTAAATAATACAAAAAAATCAAAGGAAGATAAACATGGAATATCTGCTATATCTAAATGTATTTCTCATATTAACTCTAATCCTATTTATTACGAATTCGGAAATCAAATTGAGAAAAGAAACAAAGTTACTGTTCTTCCTGTTGACATCAACAAATCTGAGATTGAGTTTACTATCGAAGGGGAAAATATCAGATTTGGACTTGGAGGAATTAAGGCAGTTTCAGAAGAAGCTGCTAATCTTATTACCGTCTGTAGACCTTTCAAAAGTATCCTTGATTTTATCAGATCTGGAGAAAGAGAGCTTAAAAACAAAAGACTAATAACTGCATTAATAAAATCTGGTGCCTTAGATAGTATTTCTGATGGTATGTCTAGAAGTGATATGTATAATGTTTTAATACAAGAAAGAAAATATAAAGAAGATCCTGTTAATTGGAGCCTTCAAGAAATTATAGAAAATGAAATAGACTATACAAACATTAGTTTTACTGAAGTAGATTATTTTGTTAAGCTTAAGAGTGCAATAATAGAAAAATATGGAAATAAAATTTATTTAAGTTCTTTAGAAAATACTCTAGAAATGGAAAATAATCAATCAATAAACTGCTTATTTAGAATAACTAATGTAGAAAAAAAGAAAACCAAAGGTGGTAAAAAATACCATGTTTTTACTGTTTCTGATGGTATTACAAACTTAGGAAGGGTTTATTATTGGGATGAAGCCGAAGAAGATTCAATAAATTCTGAAGTAAAAAATATATCGGAAAATATATATTTTGGTACTATAAATAAGCAAAACAATTATTTTAGTGCAAAAAGATTAAAATTTGTAAGGAAAATAACTATATAAGAAAGAATTTAAAATGATTACAATCATATGTGAAGATCCTAAAAAAGAAGAAAGCAAAACTAAACTTAAAGGTGTTATTAATAATATCAAATTGTTAAATCCAGATGTTAAAATTAGAATTAGAATTATAAAACACATATCTTATATCAACTCTTTTGTTCCAGAAGATGAAGAATATGTAATAGTTTTTGGAAGCAAATTGTACTCTTGTTTATTAAAAGATATTAATGAATTTGATAAGCTAACCGGCAGCGTATCTAAGAGAGATGTTCATAAATTCTCATATTTTATACAAAAGAAAAATATACACTACTTTTTAGCCTGTATGCCTCCGATTGATTTTGCTATGTCTAAGCCAGAAACATTTTTAGCATTTGAATCTTGCATTAAAAGTTTAATTACTGCAACTGAAAATTTTAAAATAGATTTAAAATCTGTTTATATAAACAAATGTAAAACTGAGCACAAGGGTTGGGAATTAGATGTTATCGAGAATGGTTTTTCTCCAAAAAATTATTTATACTTAAAATATGAAGAAATAAAAAAATATCTATTAAGTTTGCTTGATCTTCCTAATTGGCATATTATAGCAATTGATACTGAAACAACTGGTTTAAGAATATGGGATAAACTATTTCATGATATATTAATTATGTCTTTTAGTACAGAAGATAATATAGGACATGCTATAAATCTCGGATTACCTGGATTATCTGGTTGTTTTACTAAAGATCAACTAGATGAAATACATGAATTAATTAGAAAATATATATTTGAAAAACCAAAAGTATTTATTGCTTGGAATTGTGGTTATGACATTTTTACCATTTGTAACAAATATAATAAATCTTATCATGATTTTTGTAAAAACAACAAAATAATAGATGGAATGCAAATGTTACATATTTTTTCAGAAAATAGAAAAATTGAAGGTTATGGTTTCAAAGCAGCATCTAGAGATTTTTTGGGATATGCTCAATATTCATTCTTAGAGAAATATCTTCATTATTTAGAACACTGGAAAGAATATACAATAGAACAGATATTACATTCAGCGATAAGCTCTTTACAATATGCTGCTGAGGATGCCGCTGGAGAAAAAACACTTACATCTATGCTTATTAAAGAACTTGAAATTGATGACATCTCTAAGGTATTTAAAGAAAAGGTCGCTCCCGAAATAATGAATGTTAAACTAGAAACAGAATGGAATGGAATAAAAATAGATACAGAAAATATGGTAAAAAATTCAATGTCTTTTGCTGGTTGGGAAATTGATAAAATCGTTAAACCAACTATAGAATTATGTAAAGAAGCAACAGATAACAGAGCACATGCAGAAACATTTGTTTTTTCTACTACCTTGGGAAGATTGCTATATAAAAAACCTATTTTGCACCAAATGAAAATAAAAACTAATTTAGCAGAATATTTTATTGCAGATGAGGGATGCTCTTTTGTATATGTTGATTTAAGTTCTGCGGATTTAAGAAGTGCTGCTTTATTATCGCAAGACTATAATTTAATTAAAGAATTGAATGGGGAAGATGATTTTTATTTAAACTTAGCAAAAACATTATTTGGACAAGCAGAAGAAAAAGAAAGAGAACAAGCAAAGATATTTGCCTTGAGTATGTTAAATCTAGCTGGAGATGACACTATAGCTAGAGAATCAGGATTAGTAGGTAATGTAAAAATATATAAAGATTCTTTTTATAAAAAATATCCAAACATGTTGCTATACAGAAATAAGTTAAAAAACTTTCTTAAAAAAAATAGTTTTATTTTTGGACCAACATTCAGGAAAAGACGTTTTTCCGAAGATGACATGATGGATGAAAATTTTTGGAAGAGTTTTTTAAGTGCTCATAATTTTCCATATGCATCTCTTACTTCTGATATGATGTTAATGAACTGTTTTAGATTTATAAACAATACAAAAGATTTTAATATTAAGCAATGCTATATTAATGTCGATGCAGCAGCTTTTAACATTCCAGATGAATATTTAGAAGAAGTAAAATATAAATTTAAAACATTTGAAGAAGTTCCTGGAATAGTTTTAGATGGAGTTATAAAATTTCAAGAAGATGTAATGGAAATACCGCCAAAAACTGGTTTGTCTTTAAACATTCCTAAGTTTAAATATAAGCTTTTTAAAGGTAAAAATCTTAAGGATATGGAGCTATGGAATGTCTCTATATAAATTTAAGTGTCCTAAATGTTCCTTGTTTGTAGAGTACAATATGTTTTTAGGAGATTCGGCTAAAAATTCAACAACTCAAGTTTGCAAATGCCCTCAATGTAAGACAATAATTACTTATGGAGATATAAATTTATTTATTATGAAAACAAGAAAAAAACAAATGAAAGGATAGTAAAATGCCTGAATACACCTTTAAATGTAAAGAATGCGATACCTTATCAACTTTTGAATACAGATTGAGAGATATAGCAGTAATAAAACACAATGCAATAATGCAAGAGTGCAAAAAATGTAAAAAGGATTTACGATGGTCAGATGTTCAAATTGAATTTCAAGGTGGAATTAATATGAATTCTAATGATGTTGGAGTTGCAAAGAGAAAATATTCGAATAAAGCTGGTGGTCCAAGACCTTTTGTAAACGGAAAGTTTAAACCAGACATGAAACCAAAATGGTAATATGATTTACTTTAGTAACTTAATACATACCATATCCCCATATTCTGCAAGGTGGGGAGGTCCAAGATATGAAACAATAAAATTTACAAAGTTTCTGAATAAACACTTATATAAAAAACAAGAAGTAGATCTTGCAAAAGAAGAAAAAATAAATACAGTTTTAATACCAGAGGCATTTTTAAGTTCTAATTGTAAGCCTTTATATTTAAAGTCAATTAAATACATAGGTTTTAAAAAGGCTTTTGTGATAAAAGATGAAATTGGTTTTGAAGCATCTTTTCCAGAAGGAACTGAAATACTCATATATAAAAATAACGATTTTATTTATGAAAAAATAGAGAACATAAAACCAGGAGATTTTAGAGTAATAAACTTTGAATCTGAACCTGAATTAAAAAACTATCAATCTGATGTTAATAAAGATTTCTTATCTATTGCTTGTAATACAGAAGAAGAGATTCAAAAATTAATGTGTGATTATATAAATTCTTTTGTAATATTAAAAAAAACAAACCATAACTCAATTAGCAAAATAGATTCTTTTGACAAAAAAGAGAACATACAAGAAATATATTTATTGGAAGTAAAAAGCATCACCTGTCCCACTAATATATCTTCTGCTGAAGTTTTTGAATTAGAGTTTTTACCGTTCAGTTGTTTATTGTTAAAAAATATAGAAAATAGCAATTGTAATAATAATCGTTATTATAATGAAATAAATAAAAAAAGATCAAAAAACTACTTAAATAAGATGAAAAATAAAGTATTTAACATAGAAAAGTCTGATAAGTTTAACATAAAAATGGAGCTACGTAATGAAAAAGATTATTATTAAAAAAGGAGAAGAAAAAATAAAAATACCTATAGGAATATTTGTAAACGGCTACACTCTGAAGGCAAATGTGATACAATATAATAAAGTAGTAAAACAGTCAACTAAAAACCTGCAAAAATAAGGAGAATGGCTATGGCTACACCAAAGATTATAGTTTCTGAGATTTTTTATCACAAAGTATCTGCTATAAGATTTGACTTAAGTTCTTATAGAGATCAAACAAGGTTCAAAATTGAAGTAATTCCTCAAGCAAAAGATGAAAAAGGAAACCCGGTAGAAAAGAGATTTGATTATAAAAACTCCATATCTATGATTTTTGGTATGGGAGAAATTCTTAGATTCAAGAGATTTGTAGAAAATGTTATTAACCCGCAAAAGAAAACCGGCGAAGAACCGGGAGATGTGCCAGCAAACGGATATACTATCGAACACTATTTTGAAGTTAAAGACGCACAACAAAATACAGAAAAAAAGAAATCAACTCTTACTGTTAAAAGAGTAGAAAATAAATACAAAGATCCTAAGCACACTTCTCCTTATGGATTTAAGTATGCAGCGATTTGTACAATGTATTCTTCTTTCAAAAATACCTCTTTGTCTATTGCTCTTACAGAAGAAGAAGCATATTGGGTTATTAATGAAATGCCTTTCTTTGCTTGGGCATACATGGCAGAAACCGGAAGAATCAATAATGAAAACAGAGTTATTGCTGCAGGAACCTCAAATAAATCATCTCTTCCTGCTAAAGAAACTCCCCAACCAAAAGGAGATTATGAGGTAGCTGGAGATGCGTTTGAGGGAATGGAAGCATCTAAAACTCCTCCTGATGCTGGAGAAGATAATATAGACTTAAGTTTTGTAGATATAAATCTTTAATTTAGTATTAGTATATAGATTCCAGAAAGGTAAACATAAATGTTATCAAAGTATATTTCTATCTCGGATTCAATGCTTACAAACCTTTTGAATATTATAATTGAAACAATAGATGAATATAATTTGTTTGTTTTTGATAAAGCTCTAAAATTTAGGTTTTTTGAAGAGTCGGTACTAAATGATGCAGAAGTTCAAGATCAATTTGTAGAAATTATAAAAGATAGGTTAAGCAACAAAGATAAATTTTATATCATTGAAAAATTTAAAGAGTACAAAATATCAAAATTCATTCAAAAAGGAATTGAAAGAAGAGAAAACAATGAAATAAACGAATCATCAACAATTAAGTATTTTGTTGAAAAATTAGAAAGCTTTTTGCTACTTAAACATGCTCAAAATTTGGTAGTGTCAGTAAAAACTGCCGATCAAAACATGAGTCTTGGATTATTAGATGAAAAGGATTTAAAAATTATCAAAGATAATATGTTTAGCCTTTTAAATGATCTAACTTTTGAAGCAGATTTTGGAGAAATGGAAATAAATGATTTAGCAAAAAGAGAAAGAGATAAGCTTCTTATAAACACACACAAAGTAATACCAACTTTTTTGCCTAGATTAAATGAAATACTTTCTGGTGGAGCATATCCAAATAAGTTATATTTTATTGCTGCTCCTCCTGGATTTGGTAAATCAATATTCTTAAATAATATTGGTCTTGCAGCATTAAAACAAGGTAAAAATGTTTATCATATAACTTGTGAAATGGGATGTACAGAAGTTATGTCTAGGTATGATTGTTTAATTTCTGGACATCCAATGATAGATATTATAGGTAGTCCAATAGAAGTAATAGGTTCATATGTAAGAAACTTTATGAACGAGCATCCAGAAAGTTATTTAGTTGTTAAAGAATGGCCTCCTGGAGTTTTAACAAAAGACATGTTATCATTATATATAAGAAGAAAAATAATTTCTTCTGGTAAAAAGCCTGATTTAATTATAGTAGATTATGCTGATATTATGAAATCTTCTATAAAAAAC